CTATTGAGACGGGTCGTACTTACCTGGTTCTTGCTAATGACAACAGGATTGTTTCTGCAGTTCCTGTTGATGAAATAAAAGGATCTTCAAACGCTCTTGTAAGGTTTTTAAGTTATAAACAATTACCCTATACAGAAGAAGAAATGTTTGTTGTTTCTTTTAAACCAAGAATGACAAAGGCTGGTAAAAAAATGGCTTCACTTACTTTAGCAGATACTTCAAGAGACTTACACTCTGTTACGGTATTTCCAACAGCATTTCCAAAAGCATACATGCACATAGAAGAAGGCAAGGCATATAAGTTTAGTTTCGGTAAAACTAAAGATGGAACAGTTATAATGGAGGATGTAAATGTCAGTTAGTATAGAGGACGTATTGTCACAGTTAGACCCAAGAATACGTAAACGTTTAGGTACAGGAGAAGGTATTACATTTGAGTACCAACCAACTCCAAGTTTTGGATTAAATCGTGCACTGGGTGGAGGACTACCCTATGGCAGACAAGTGTTAATCTGGGGAAGCAAGTCTTCAGCAAAATCATCTATGTGTTTACAAATGATTGCTTTAGCACAAAAAGAGGGCAAGGTTTGTGCATGGATTGATTCTGAGATGTCTTATTCTGAGGATTGGGCACGGCAGTTAGGAGTAGATCCCACTAAATTAATCTACTCACAAGCAAGAACTATTAGCGATATGGTAGATGTTGGCGTTGGTCTTATGAATGCTGGAGTTGATTTGATTGTAATTGACTCTATTACTTCTATGCTACCCGCAATTTATTTTGAAAAAGATACAGATGAAATGAAGGCTCTTGAAAACACCAAACAGATTGGTGCAGAGTCTAGAGACTTTAGCAATGCTTGGAAAATGTTAAACTACGCTAACAACAAAGTAAAACCTACTTTACTTGTTCTTATTTCTCAATCAAGAAATAACATTAGTGCTATGTATACTAGCCAGCAGCCATCTGGCGGACAGGCTACTAAGTTTTACTCTTCTTGTATTGTTAAATTATTTTCTTCAGAGTCCGATAATCAGGCAATAAAAGGTAAGATAAAAATTGGAGATAAGTTAATTGAAGAAAAGATAGGAAGAAAAATTCGTTGGGAACTACAATTTTCTAAAACATCTCCAGGATTTCAATCAGGAGAATATGATTTTTATTTCCGTGGAAATAACATTGGCATTGATGCTATTGGAGATCTTGTTGACACAGCAGAGTCTGTTGGTTTATTAAATAGAACTGGTGCTTGGTATCAACTAGATGATGGAACTAAGGTTCAAGGAAGAGATGGAATAGTTAATAGGATAAAAGAAGATTTAGATTTACAGCAACAGTTAAAAGATAAGTTGAGTAATGTCTAAAGAGTTTACCGTTTATCCAGGAAAGTTTCCATGCAAAACTTGTCAAGAAGAAGTCTTGTCTTTAAGATATTGGAGAGAAACTGGAGATGCAACCTGGATGTGTTCTAAAAAACATATATCAAAGGTTGGATTAGTGCCACCTAAAAGAAAAAAGAAGGACTTTATCAATGAGTGAAAGAAGTGAGTCTAAAAGAATTGGTGCCAAACAACACAAGAACTCAGGTCGTAACAATAAAAAAGGAGATGCAACATGGAGAAACTTTATTGTTGACTTTAAAGAGGTTAGCAAATCTTTTACTTTAAACAAGGATGTGTGGGCTAAGGCTGTTACTGATTCTATTAAATCAGGAACTGATAAATCTCCTGCAATAATTGTTATTTTAGGTGAGGGCAACACAAAGGTAAGACTTGCTATAATTGAAATGGATCTTTTAGAACAACTAACAGAGGGGGAATAGGGTGACACAACAGGTTCAGCCAACAGGAACGACAATAGATATGGTTAATGGTTTAACTGAAATTGCTGACTACATGAAGGATGAAGAATTAACAATGGCTTTAACAATGATTGCTAAGTTAATCATTAAGCCAGATGTTCCACTTAATGTTGCTACCGTGGAAATCGTAAGACTTCAGGCAATAGCAGCAAAGATGTCATTTAGAGCAACTTGGATGGCTAACGTAGATAAAAGTGACAGGGCAAAAAAGAACATATATTTCACGGCAGCAGAATCAATCAACAACTTAGTCTCAGCACTCAAATACATAATACGCTAACCTGCTATACTTATATAAAACAAAGGATGAAAATGACTAAAAACTTATTAAAACAGATTATGATTAAGCAAGATGAACCAATACATAACGGAGATATTGACTATACTGAAGGTTTGGTAGAGGCTATCCAACAAGGATATGTTGCTGACATTAAACCAAAATTTACTAAAAAATATTCTTTTTCACCATCAGGCTTGGCTTGGGGTTCTGGAGAGTGTGCTCGTTTCTGGTACCTTGCATTTGATGGCCAAGTATTTTATGATGATGCAAGTCCTTACGGTGTAGCAAATAGAAACAGCGGTACCTTAAGTCACGATAGAATTCAAGATGCAATGATTAGTGCAGATATTCTTGATAAAACTATGGAGTTTGAAACAGCAGAACGAAAGTATGGCAAGCAAAAACATCCTGCATTAGAATTTACAGTTAAAACAGATGACCCACCAATATTTGGTTATGGTGATGCCATGCTTGACTTTAACGGACAGTCTATTGTTGGTGAAATTAAAACAATGCCAAATGATGGATTTGAATATAAGAAGGCAAACAGGAAGCCTAAAGGTGGGCACCTAATGCAATTGCTAATGTATATGAAAATATTAAAAAAAGATAAAGGCGTTTTAATTTATGAAAATAAAAACAATCACGAGTTATTAACACTTCCAGTACAGGTTAATGACGAGTATCGTAAATGGATTGATTACGCATTTGACTGGATGAGGCAGGTCCGTAAGGCTTGGACAGACAGAGAAATCCCAGTTAAAACATATAGGTCTAACTCTAAAATCTGCAAGGGTTGCCCTATTCAAAAAGCCTGTGCAGAGGCAGAAACAGGGGTTCTTAAAATTAAACCTCTTGAGGGGCTTAGTGAAACTTTGTGAAAAGTGTAACAAAGGCTTTACACCTAAAGTAACTTATCAAATTTATTGCGGCACTGAGTGTAGATCATTTGCAACAAAAGACAAGATAGTAGAAAGATATCAGTTAACTCGTAGGCAAAAAAGAATTGGAAAAGTCAGAAAATGTTTTGGTGGTTGTGGACAACAACTATCTATATACAATGATTCTGGCTTTTGTTCTAACTGCAATGTAAGCAAAAAAGAAGTAGACAAAATGTTAAAAGAGATAAAGGGATTTTTTGATTATGAACAAGACTAATCAGCCAACAAGAATTTGCGCTATTGATGCTAGTACTAATAACCTTGCATATGCGGTGTTTGATAATAAAGACCTTAAAGAAATTGGCAAAATAAATTTTGAGGGAAGTGATATATACCTAAAAGTAGGAGATGCAGCAAGAAAGACTAAAGCATATTTTGAAACGGTAATGAAAGCAGATGCTATTGTAATTGAGCATACTGTATTTATGAATAGTCCAAAAACTGCTGCTGACCTTGCATTAGTTCAAGGAGCATTGCTTGGTGCCGCTGCAATGTGTGGCATTAGGACAGTGGGAAAGGTTTCTCCAATTACTTGGCAAAACTATTTAGGTAATAAAAAATTAACAAAAGAAGAACAAATATTAATTAGATCTAAGAATCCTGGTAAATCAGATTCTTGGTACAAGTCTTTTGAAAGACAGTTTAGAAAAGAAAGGACTGTGAAATTAATTGAAATCATCTATGATAAAAATATTAACGATAATGACGTTGCTGACGCTTGTGGTATCGGTCACTGGGCTATTAATAATTGGGATAAGGCAATAGGAGAAAAATAATGCCAGAGTTAAATGCAAACATACCACCAATTGAATGTTATGTTCGTGGTAATTTTTTAAGAGATCAAATAGATAGTCACGATCAATATTTTCCTTGTGTAATTTTTGGTGTGGCTAGCGTTCAAAATCGTAGCCCATTGTTTCATTTTTTAATGGAGGATGGCGGTATCTGGTGGAGAATGCCTATTAATGCATTTTGTACTAAACCAAATGTACCAGAAGAAGATATACACAATCTTGTTTTATGGAATTCATTTAGTCCTTTTGTTACTACAACTAAATTTGCAAACCTTGCAAACATGCGTATGACCTATATGGACAGGACAAAGACAAAAATATCTGGCAAGTATTTGTTTACTCTTGATTGGCACAATCCTGATTCTAATAGACTTGATGATGGATACTCAGAAAATCCAGGGCAGCATAAATGCGGTCACGTTATACAAAGAGATGATGGCAACTTTGCTATACAACCAAACAACAGAGTATTTTTATTAGAACCATCATTTACTACCAAGCCTGGAAAGCCTGTGATTAATAGACTTATCAATACTAGAAAATGGGATGTGGAAGATGCCTCTAAGTGGATAACTGAAGATTCAGATAGTTATCATTATGATATTAATACAGGAGAGGTTGACAAATAACCTTATGAATGGTAAACTGTATAAGTCAGAGGTTTGGCTTCGTAAGAGGTATCTTATGGATAAAAAATCTCCAGAGGATATTGCTAAAGAGTGCGGGGCAAGCATAGAAACAATCTATGTATACCTTGCAAAATTTGGATTAAGGAAGTCAAAACGATGAGTAATAATTTAAATATTACGGTTGATCAAGTTAATCATCCGTTGCACTACACAACTGATCCAAGTGGCGTAGAGTGTATAGAAATTACAAGACACCGAAATTTTAATATAGGCAATGCCTTTAAATATTTGTGGAGAGCGGGACTAAAAGATGAGGCTAAAACAATACAGGATTTAGAAAAAGCAATCTTTTATATTAAAGATGAAATTAATAGGCTAGAAGGTAAATATCATGTCAACTGAGTCAGATTTAGTAAACCATCTTGATGAAGTAAACAAGGTTGTTGCAGAGTATCTTAAAGGTCAAGATCCTACAAAAATTTCTAAAGAGTTAGATATTCCAAGAACTCGTGTTGTTTCATTAATTAATGAATGGAAAGTTATGGCATCTGCTAATGATGCTATTCGTGCTCGTGCCAAAGAAGCACTTGCTGGCGCTGATGCACACTACAGTAAATTAATAACAAGATCTTATGAAGTTATTGATGAGGCATCAATGACAAATAACCTTAGCGCAAAGACTCAAGCAATTAAACTAGTTATGGATATTGAAAAATCTAGAATTGAAATGTTACAAAAGGCTGGATTGTTAGAAAATAAAGAACTTGCAGAAGAGATGATCCAGATTGAAAGAAGGCAAGAGGTATTGGTTGAAATACTTAGAGAGATTGCTTCTACGCATCCAGAGGTGCGTGATTTAATTATGCAACGTCTTTCTCAGATTGCCAAAGAAGGAGAAGTGATTACAATTGTCCACGATGTTCAATGATTTTCTTGAAGTATTAAAAGAAAATCAATTTGAAGAAAAGCCAGTAGACGCAAAAACATTTGTCGAGTCTTCTGATTATTTAGGACAGCCACCGCTATCTTCAATTCAATATGACATTGTGGAAGCAATGAGTCAAATATATAAAAGAGAAGACCTGCAAGAAATATATGGATCTGTAGAAGGGGCAAGATATTATGATAAATATACTAAAAATGAAATCATCTTACAGTTGGGCAAAGGTTCTGGTAAAGATTTTACCTCTACTGTTGCTTGTGCTTATATTGTTTATAAGTTATTATGTCTCAAAGATCCTGCAAGATATTTCGGAAAACCAAGTGGAGATGCAATAGATTTAATTAACGTTGCTATTAACGCACAACAAGCAAAAAACGTTTTCTTTAAAGGTTTTAAAACAAAGATTGAGAAGTCTCCATGGTTTGCTGGTAAGTATAACGCTAAAGCAGACTCAGTTGAGTTTGATAAATCAATTACAGTTTATTCTGGTCACTCTGAAAGAGAATCGCATGAGGGTTTAAACTTATTGCTTGCAGTGCTTGATGAGATTTCTGGTTTTGCATCTGAGGTTGGCACTGGTAATGAACAAGGTAAAACTGCAGAAAATATTTATAAAGCATTTCGTGGATCTGTAGATTCTCGTTTTCCAGATCTTGGTAAGGTAGTTTTACTTTCTTTTCCACGGTATCAAGGAGACTTTATTTCTAAAAGATATGATGATGTAATTGCAGAAAAAGAAACAATAGAAAAGAAACATATTTTTATCATGAATGAAGATTTACCACACAATGACATAAATAATCAATTTGAAATTAGTTGGGAAGAAGATAGCATTATTTCATATAAGGTTCCAAAAATTCTAGCACTTAAAAGACCAACATGGGAAGTAAATCCTACTAGAAAGATAGATGATTTTAAACTAGCATTTTATACAGACTTAGGCGATGCTATGATGCGTTTTGCTTGTGTTCCTACATATGCATCTGATGCGTTTTTTAAACAAAAAGATAAGTTAGAAAAATGTATGAATACTAGAAATCCCGTAGATTCTTTTAGAAGGTTTGACGAAACATTTAAAGCAGATCCAGAAAAAATATATTATATCCATGCTGACCTTGCACAAAAACATGACAAGTGTGCTGTTGCTATTGCTCATGTTGACAAATGGGTTAATATTCAGGTTATTAAAGATTATGAGCAGGTAGCCCCTATTGTTGTTGTTGATGCCGTTGCTTGGTGGGAGCCAAGAGCGGAAGGACCAGTGAATTTATCAGAGGTAAAGCAGTGGATTATTAACTTACGTAGAGAAGGTCTCAACATTGGTATGGTTTCTTTTGACCGTTGGCAATCATTTGACATTCAAAATGAGTTGCAGGCTGTTGGAATTAGAACAGAAACAGTATCTGTTGCTAAAAAACACTACGAAGATTTGGCTATGATGATTTATGAAGAGCGTGTTGCAATGCCAATGATTCCTTTGCTGCTAGAAGAAATGTCAGAATTAAAAATAATGAAAGGCAATAGAGTTGACCATCCTCGAAAAAAATCAAAAGACTTAGCAGATGCAGTTTGTGGAGCGGTATTTTCAGCAATTTCACATACTCCAAAGACTAATAATACAGAGATAGAGGTCCACACTTGGAGTTCTGCAACACGACTTGCAGAGAAGCAGCAACGTATGGTAGAATTAGATAATCGGGAAATGCCTAACGATGTTAAGGATTTTCTAGATAAACTAAACTTAATATAAACTAATAAGGAGAAGAATGAATTCATTTAAGAAACTTGCCACAGTCTTGGCTGCAGCCTTGACACTTGGCGTGATGTCGGCACTTCCGACACAGGCTACAGTATATGCTGACGTTGTCACCATTGATGCCGTAGCAGATACAATCAATCCTGGCGAGACTGCAACAGCAGTTGTGTCAGTATCATTTTTGGGAACATCAATTGGAGATACCGTTTCGGTAATATCTGCAGTGTTGTCTGCCCCATCTACTGCTAGCGTTCCACAGTTTGCTGTTACAGAAACATCTAGCGCAACAGTAGCGTTATCATCAGATACAAGAACTGCAGCAATTTCACCAGCAACTAATACTACTGGTTATGTTACTGCAAAGTTAACAGCATCACTTAATGTGCCTAGCGTGGCTGGAACATATGTAGTTAGATTTATTCCTACATTGACTAGCGCATCTGGTTCAGTTACATCTGCTGCCCTTACATGGACAGTTACTGTTACCGCTCCAGATCTTAAGGCATCAACTGCTTATACAACATCTATTTTAAATGCTGGTGAAACAATCTCAGCAACAACAGATGCAACTGTGTATGCTTCAAAGGCTGTGTCTTCTGATGCCTCAGCAGTTATAGTTTTAACTCAAAAGAATGCTGCTAATGCTTCTGCTTCAGAATCAATTACAGCAACAATTTCAGGAGCAGGAATGTTGGGACATGGTACAAACCATGCAACAATTACCGCTCTTGGTAGATCATTAGTTATTCCCGCAGGAAGTTACATTGGTGTATTTCCTGACGGTACATCTGGAGTAGGAACAATTACACTTACTTCAGCATCTGGCGCAATCTTAGCAACAGAAAAGGTAACATTTTATGGCGATATTGCTAAAGTTGTTACAACTGTAAAGAAGCCAACAATTGCTGTAGGTTCTAATGCAGATGCACTTTCTGTCGTAGCATATGACGCTGCTGGCGTAGTTGTAGGAGCAGGAACATTAACAGCAACTTCAAGTGATCTTACAGTAATCAGCAACTCAGCAACAACTGCTTCTATCTCTAATGGTGAAGCATTGTTCTCTTTGGCTGGTGTTAAAACTGGTTCAGCAGGTGTAGTAGTAAAGAGTGGAACAATCTCTGCAGACACAGTAACTGTGCGTGTAGAGGCTGCGGTTTCTTCTATTAAGTTGGCTTTTGATAAAGCAAACTATGTAGCAGGAGAGCAAGCCACAATTACTCTTTCACCAGTTGATGCAACAGGTTTGGTATTGTCTGGAAAGACATATGCTAACCTACTTGCTTCTACAGGAATTACTACAAGTTATTCTTTTGGTGGATCAAGCGACACAATTACTGCAACATCTATTACAACTGACGCAAATGGCGTAAAGACTTACAAGGTTTACATGCCATTATCTGCAGGTACAGTTACTATCAGTGCAACTGGTGGAACTGATTTACCAGTAGCAGGTCAAGTAAAGGTGTCTGCAACTGCAACAGTAACTGATTCAGCATCACAAGCACTTGCTGCTGTGGCTGCATTGGCTGTGACTGTTGGACAACTTAGAACATTAATTACAACCTTAACTAATCTTGTACTAAAGATTCAGAAAAAGGTTAAGGCTTAACAACTCCTTATAAAAATTGAGGGTAGATTAATTTCTACCCTCTTTTTTATTGTATAAAAATGGTATAATTGCTAATATAATTACACATAGGAGACCACCACTCAATTGACCAATCTCAAACGAAGACTAATATTAGCCTTTGGGGTGGGACTGTGCTTAACAATTTTTGGAATAATGGCTCCTGATCGTGCTCACGCTACAGAAAATCAAGAACAAGTTGTTGTTAGCCCTGCTCAACAAGCAGTTAATACAGCCCTTGCAACAGCCACTACAGAGGTCCAGCAGGCTATTGCAGCCACGGATACTGCCACAGCCACTATAGCAGTAGCAGTTGCTGAAAGGGTAGAGGCTCAGGCAGCAGTAGAGACATTGACTGCAACAGTTTCGGTAGCACAATCAAATGTAGCCTTAGTAGACACAGCCACAGCCACAATTAGTGCTATAGATTTATCTGTTACACCAATAGATCAAAGTTCGCAGGTAGTTCAAGATGCTAAAGATACTGTTGTTACAGCCCAAATCTCTATAAATAACATTGACACATCAACTGCTCAAGTAGAAACATCTGAAGCCATTACAGCAAAAACAGCAGCAGCAACCGCACAAACAACAGCACAAACTGAACTAACTCAAGCAAACCTTGCCATTGATGCTGCCCAAACAGCAGTTAATAATTTACAAGCAACTATTGGAACTACTACAAACGTTCTTGCTGGAGTAGATGATGCTGGCGTAAGGATGAACCTACCTTTTGGAATGCAGATGGGGGGAATTTTATACAATGATGTTTATGTTGGATCAAATGCAACAATAACATTTGGTGTAGATCAAGGATGGATTTTTTATCAAACTCCTGATGCACCGTCAGTTTCTATTGCTGGATGGGATTGGACTACTTGGAGTACAGGAACAGGAATTACATATTCAACTACTGGAACAAGTCTAGATATTGCTTGGGACTTAAGGCCATTTCCTCAACAAGATGCCTCTACACAGATGGTACAGGTAAGATTTAATGCTGATGTTAATCCAAACGATGGAGCGTGGATAGCAAATGTAACTGCTGTAGGTCCAATACCAGATCAAGCAAGATTTAATTATAGAGAAACAACAAATGGAGCAATTACTCCTATTGAAGATACAAATGTAGGATCAGGATTTGCTGGACAAATAAGCCAAGGTTCAGAATTTACACCGTATGTAGATCCAAATACAGAAACAGTTCAGGCAGCAGTAGATGCAGCAAATGCAACTATTATACAATTAAATTCAAGTCTTACACCAGTAGTTTCTCAAAATACTATAAACACATCAGCAATAAATGCTATTAATACTACATCTTTAAGTAATACCGTAAACTCAGCGGTATCTACAAAGAATACTCTTCAAACTACATTAACAACTAACGCAACTGAATTAATCACTGCTATTAATAATAATATTCCTACTCCAGCACCAACATTATTAGAGCCAGTAATTGAAGGAACAACAGTTGTTATTGCACCAGAGTTACCAGAAGGATACACAGCAAACACTTGGTTCTATCAAGTAATAACAGATGACCCAGATGCAGAAAATCCATATGAGGGTGGCACTTATAATACAGACGGCGCTCCAGAATCTATAGAACTAACTGGCTTGACAGAAGGTGCTACCTATACTGTTAGAGTTGCTAACTGGTCAGGACCTGTAAGTGAGTATACAGAGGTTGTTATTTCTATACCCGCACCAGAAGAAGAAATTATTGAGGCTCCGTCACAACCATCTTTTATTTATGCGCCTGAACAAACTTTACCAGATTTGACCACTCCGACTGAAGAGGAGAGTACAGAGATAGAAGAAACTCCTGCAGAGGAAACTCCTGCTGAAGAAGTGCCTTCCGAAGAAACTGAATCTCCTGAAACGGATACACCTGAATCTGATGAATCTTCATCCAACGATGAACTAGAAAATATTCTTGAAGAAAGTCAGGATTCTTTTGAAGAAATTGCACAAGATAATGATACCTTATCTGTAGAAGAAGTGCAAGATATAGTTAGTGATTTGGTTTCAGATAGTGGTTTGGATGCTTCTGAAGTTACCGAAGTTTTAGAGGCGATTGCTAATGGTGGAGAAGTATCTGAAGAAATTGCTGCAGAAGTTTCATCAACATTATCAGAGGGTGGAATAACAGAGGCAGAAGCAGAGTTTATTACAGAAATGTTATCTGCAGATGGAGAAATAACAACAGCAGAAGTTGTTAATTTGTCAGAGGCTTTAACTGAAGACGGTACATTTACCTTGGCAGAAAAAGATTTAGTTGCAGACGTATTGGTATCATCAGCAGAAGGAGCACCAGTAACTGCTGCAAACATAGAATCGGCGGGACTTGAATATCGTGATCTTCCTCCTACAATTCCAGTAGAGGTAAGAGAAGATGTTAACGGTAATCCTGTAGTTATTACTGCAGAAGTGGCCTCAGCATTGCTTGTATTAGAAAGTCCAGCAGCATTATTAGATGCGGTTGCTACTTGTTTTAATCCAGATGAAGCAATTGAAGGTTTGACAGAAGAACAAAAATGTGAATTAGGCAAAGCACTACTTAGCATGGGTGCTGACATGTCTATTCCAGAACGTGAAAAAGCAGAAGATATTGTGGTTGTAACAATTATTGCTGGTCAATTAATTGTTGCTACTGCACCTAGAAGAAGGAGATAAAATGAAAAAGTTAAAACAATGGGGTATGGCAGCCCTAAATGAGAACTTTACATTCCTGGGCTTCTTTGTAGCATGGGTGGTTTTAGAGGGCAGCGCAAAGACGGTAGTAGGGTATGTAACCCTATTATCAGTAGCCATATGGTTCGCAACCATAGGAATTCGTAAAGAAGACGAATAAGTTTGATATAATGGGAGTATGTTAAAACTACGCATACTCCTACTATCAAGCATCCTAGCATTAGGATTGTCTGGCTGTGGGTATGATGGTCATTATAGATATCCATGCCAAGACCCAATAAATTGGGAATCAGCAGAATGCAAACCACCAATTTGTACTGCTAACGGGGCATGTCCAGAAGATTTAACAGAACAACCAAAGGTGGAGGGAACACAAAATGGCTAAAGAAAGATTAACTCCTCAAGAGTTAGATGCAAGACTTAAGTTTATCTTAGGTATCACACTAGGATCAATTTTATTTATAACTGCAACAGGCATCATGTATGCCCTTATATTTGTTACACAACCAATTACAGGACAATCAGAAAACGATAAAATGTTTTTTAATGTTCTTGGTAGCGTAGCAACATTTATTACAGGAACACTTGCTGGTCTTCTTATTGGATCATCTGGTGCTAAAGATGTTATGGCAGCACAGATTGCAAACAAAGAAGTTGATGCCAAAAATACAATGGCAGATAAAAAATTAGAATCAGAAATTGATGAGGCAAAAGCACGTAGACTTTCTAAGCCAGACGGAGCAATGCCAGAAGAACAACCAGTAGATACAGACTGGGTAAAATAATGGCAGAGCAAGGTACAGCAGAGCGTCTTATTGAAGTTGCTACTGCAGAAGTAGGAACTATTGAAGGTCCTAAAGATAACGAAACCAAGTATGGTAAATTTACCAAAGCAGATTTTCAACCTTGGTGTGGTTCATTTGTTAACTGGTGTGCAAATGAAGCAGGAGTAAAAATTCCTAATACTGTTTATACTCCAGGCGGAGCACAAGCATTTAAAAAAGCAGGATCATGGATTGACGGAGACTTAGCAGATCCAGAACCAGGAGATATTGCTTATTTTGATTTTCCATCTGACGGGGTAGATAGAATATCTCACGTAGCCATTGTCGTTAAAGACAACGAAGATGGAACAGTCTGGTGCATTGAAGGTAATACTTCTGGAGATCCTAAAGGTAGCCAGCGTAATGGTGGAGAGGTTTGTAAAAAACTTCGTGCTTTCAAGAAAAATAAAAAAGGCATTATGGTTTCTATTGTAGGGTTTGGTAGACCTAAGTTTGGCTCTGCCCCTGCGGGTACTGCTAAAAAGGCTGCTGCCAAGCCTAAAACATGCTCAGCATGTGGTCAAGCCATCAAATAAAAATCTTTGACTAAGTAAAAAGGGTTTGGTATACTTAAATATATACTCTGAGGGGATTCTTATATGACAGTCTTGGCTGTAGTTCGTCATGAAGGCAAAGTATATATGGCTGGAGATCGTGGCGCATCAGATGATAATACAATACTTTCTTTAACAGCACCAAAGGTTTGGAAACTTGGTCCATATTTACTTGGATATGCGGGTGCCCTAGACGGAGAACGCATTCGTTATAATTTTAATCCATATATACCAGACATTAAAGACATAGATAAGTTTATGCAAACTAAGTTTATTAAACAACTTAAAAATTTTTATAATGACTGGTGGGTTGACACTGGCAAAGAGGCTGATCTTGGTTTAATTATTTGTGTTAAAGGACAAATATATGAGCACAATGCAGTTGATATGTCTTTATCTAAGTATAATTTAGATTATTTAGCAATGGGTTCTGGGGCTGAATATGCTTATGGATATCTAAATGCCACCGAAAAATCTAAAGATCCTCGTAAGAGAGTTGTGGGAGCGGTAAGTTCTGCTATTAAATTTAGCCCATCCTGTATGGGTCCAGTTGACGTAGTAAGCATTTAAGAGTATAATTTATATATGGCAAACTTTGATGATATATTAAAAGATCTACAAGATGAAGCATCAAGTCTTGATGAGTTTGAGATTTGGTTAACTAATGGAATTGAGCGGGGATGGGTAACAGAACCGTTCTGTAACACTCATGATGGAGATCCATACATGAGTGATGAAGAAGCCCAAGAATGGGAAGAGGGTGGAGACCCTTGTCAAGTAGTAATTAAAATAAAGAATAATTAAAAAATATTAAAATGCAGAAATAACTCAATTGGTAGAGTACTACCTTGCCAAGGTAGATGTTGCGGGTTCGAGTCCCGTTTTCTGCTCTAAGCCTCCATCGTCTAGGGGCCTAGGACACCGCCCTTTCACGGCGGTAACACGGATTCGAATTCCGTTGGAGGTACTAAAAATTTGGTATAATAAGTTTGTACCTGCCAAATGGGGGTACAAAAATGAAACTCGCTGAAAAGGAGAAAATATAATGGTAAGTTCATTTACACTGGATCTTTTTAAGGATCCATTTTTTATTGGTTTCAATCGTGAATTGGACCGATTAAATGCAGTACATAATCTAGCAACACGTCAGGCATATCCGCCATACGACATTATTAAATTAAATGAAGATAAATATAAACTATCTTTAGCCGTTGCTGGATTTTCTAAAGATGATATTAATGTATCTATAGATAATGGAACATTGATTGTCAAGGGAGAACTAGTAGAGGCTACAGATGCTGAGGTTGTTCATAAAGGCATTGCTGGTAGAAAATTTACCCGCACATTTGCACTTGGTGAATATATGGAAGTAACTGGTGCTGAAATGAAAGATGGTATGTTACACATTGACATTGATCGCATTATTCCAGAAGATAAAAAGCCAAAGGAAATTGCTATCAAAGTTGCAAAAAAGTAACTAACACTGTATAATATATATAAGACCTGAGCATGTCCAGAAACTGCTCACTATTTTTTTAAAAGAAAGGAGTGCTTAAATGCCAAGATATGATTATAAATGTTCTGTTTGTTCTTCACAAATTGAGTTTGAAAAAACAATAAATGAAGACAGATATCCAGTATGTTGTAATCAATCAATGCAAAGACTTTGGAGTGCTCCTGCTGCAATTTTTAATGGTAGTGGATTCTATTCAACCGACAACAGAAAGTAGATGTATAATAATACTATGAACAATGCAATTAAAGATCATCCAAGCGTAAAGCCAAAAGAGTGGATTTTAAATGCAAAAGATCGCTGTGATACATGTCTAGCACAAGCATTAGTCAAAGTAAAAGGTGCTTCTGGAGAGTTAATGTTTTGCAGTCATCACTATGATAAGATTATGAATAATCCAGAATCATATAAAAAAATGATGTCTTTTATGTTAGAAGTTGTTGATGAGCGTGAAAAACTAATAGAAAATAGAGCGATTGGAGCAATATAATGTATCAGTATTTTGTAAAAGAAGTTAAGAATGTTGTTGATGGAGATACCATTGATGTAATTATTGATTTAGGATTTGATATTCTATTTTCTTCCCGTGTTCGTTTGGCAGGTATTGATACTCCAGAATCACGCACAACAGATAAAGTTGAGAAAGCACTTGGTCTTGAATCTAAAGAATACTTAAAAAAACATCTTAAAGATGCTAAGTCTGTTGTAATTAAAACAGAAAAGATGAATTCAACTGAAAAGTTTGGTCGTATTCTTGGTTGGATATACATAAATGGCGACACAGAATCATTAAATGATAAGATGATTAATGATGGCTATGCTTGGGGATACCTTGGTGATACAAAGGTTAAAGATTTTGAAGCATTAAAAAAGGCTAGAGTAAAATCAGGCAAATGAAATCAGTACTTTATTTTACCGCAGATTGGTGTCAACCATGCAAAAAAGTAAAGCCTATTGTTGAAGAATTAAATAGAGAGCATGCTCCTGGAATGTTTCAAATAATTGATGTTGATATAGAAAAAGAAATGGCTAAATCATTTGAACTTAAGTCCGTTCCAACGTTTGTTTTATTTGAAAACGGTAATGAAGTTAACCGTTTAATAGGAGCACAAACCAAACAATCTTTGTTGGAGTTCATAGGCAATGAATGAAGATGATAAAATGATTGAAAAACTTATTCTTGAAGGTGGTTTAGAGACTGTTGGTATTGACCAGGAAACTGGTGAGTTATTATATTCTTTTACCCCTGAAATTAAAAATATTATGCCAGATCTTTATGATGAGCATATGACTGAGGTTAACTCCTGTGTAATGAAGTTATGGGAAAAGGGGTTTTTAAACATAGATCTTCTTGCCAAAGACCCAATAATTACACTTTCAGAAAAATCTTTTGATAAGGTAGCCGTTGAAGCGTTGTCTAAAAAAGATAGATGGAATCTATTTGAAATTATAAGACTTCTCAACCCCAAAGGCTGATATAATAGTAAGATGCCATATCGTATAGGTGCTAAGGGTTCATTTGGTTGTTCAGGCTATCCTGCTTTAAAAGAGGGTACAAATGAAGTTATGGGCTGTCACAAAACTCGTAGTGAAGCAGCAGCACAAATTTATGCAATTAATCGTTCCGAAGGTAACATAGGAAAAAGTATGCATGAAATTAAAGAAGGCGATTTTGTAATGTACATGGGCGAAGATGATAAAATTATGGTTGGTCGTGTTGAGTACGTAATGACTAATTCAGGATTGCTTGGATTGCCAGGATCAGAGTATTCTATGGAATACATGGAAAACGATAAGCCAGTTATTGTTCGTGAATATGAAGAAGAAGATGGCGCTTGGGAAGAAAAACCATATGTTTCTTATCACCGTATGTCTGATGTTATTAGGATTGAATCACTATCTGTATCAGTAGATCTTGTAGTTGAAATGGGTTCTAACGGATCTGGAATTCCGTCAACAGCAGATCCTGAAACTATGATGCAAATGTATAACACTCAAATTGGAAAGTCAGATGAAGAAATTAGTAAATCTTATTACTCAGATGATGAGGAAATGGATAAATGGGATAACATGCAAAAGGCATGTTGGGTTGGTTATGAACAACAAGGAATGAAAGAAAAGGATGGGCGCATGGTTCCTAACTGTGTTCCTGCTAAAAAAGGAGAAACTATGGAAATGGATAAGGCAAAAAAGCCAAACTACGATGACTTTATTAAACCACGTAGAGGTGGTTCAACACCATCAAATCCAAAATTGTACGCAAGAGTTGTGCAAGCAGCAAAAGATAAATTTGATGTATATCCATCTGCAGTTGCTAATTCTTGGGTAGTACAAGAATACAAACGTCGTGGTGGAACTTATAAAGCAGAAAAAGAAATTACCAAAGGTATTTGGAATGGTGGCATTTTTGATCCAAGGGATTTAATAAAATAATGTCTAAAAAGTCTTCAGGATCTTATTTTAAAAATCACGGGTTTAACCCAATGCAAATTAAAGACGGTAAGATTGTTCGTTTAAGAAAAGACGGTAGCGTAAAGGCAGACTTAGGTCCATATAAAACAAAACAAAAAAGGGTGGTAAGCAATGGCTAATAAAGAACAAAAGGGTAATGTTAACAAAAAGAAAGAGCCAAAGATGACTCTTAAAGAAAAACGTGTTGCAAAACAAGAAAAGAAGAACAAAAAAAATGGCTGATACATATACACCAAACGCTGGTATGAAAGCCGCTGCTCGTCGTGCTTTAAAATGGAAAGAAGATGGTAAGGCAACAGGTGCTGGAACTCCAGTAGGTTGGGGTAGAGCAACAGATATAGTTGCTGGTAGAGCAATGTCTCTTAGTACTGTTAAAAGAATGTTCTCTTTCTTTTCCCGTCACGAAGTAGATAAAAAAGGAAAAGGTTTTTACGATGGTCCAGAGTTTCCATCTAACGGAAGAATTATGTGGGAGGCTTGGGGCGGAGATGCAGGATTTGCGTGGAGTCGTGCTATTGTTGAAAGAGAAAAAAAGCAGGTAGAAAAGGTTTGGAACGGAAGTCCATTTAGTTTCAGAAAGGGGTAAAAGTGGAGGATTTAAGTATAGAAGAAATAAAGCAATTAGTTATTTTTTATAAACAAAAAAGTGTAGATCTTGAATTTAATTTATTGCAATTGCAAATAAAGTTAAATAGGATTACTGCACTTCAAGACACTGTAGAACTACAAGCAAACAGTAAATCTAATACAGGTAAAAAATAAAGTAGTCCTATAATGCAAGAGTTAATAATAGGATTCTTGACATTAGGGGCTATTTGGTTTATAATTAATAGAACAAAGAAAACTGAAAAAAAGAAAACCTTAATGACTTTGTCTCGCCAAAGCGATGTGCATAGATTGTTAAAACATTTTTTTTCAATTTCTTTAGCAAATAGTGATAACTCTACGCAGTTGACAAAGCATAGACAAAAAGGTATGATTAAGGTTATTGTTCTAGGTAATCAGGCTTACTGGGTATCTAACAATAAATTTTATGTTGCAGAGGCTGTTAATGGTGAGGTACAAAAAAGCACTACAAAGCCAGTAGACATAGATAGTTTGTCAAAGGTAGACTTAGATAAGATGCTATTTATACTAGATAGTTTAAGGGATGGGAAAAGAAATGATCGTGGCAGTTCAGGGAACCAATGAGTTCAATGACTATGGAGTTTTTATTCGCTCCATGGGTGTTGCCATGTCAAATATGAATCAGGAAGATAATGAGTTTATTATTTATTCTGCTGGTCCCGCAAAAGTAAACTCTTTTGTTTCAGAATTTTCTAATGTATCAGAAAAAGGAATGAAAGCAAGAGGAAAGAAGATAAAGTTTTATAAAGTTGCTCCGCTTTGGATGAAAGAAAATTTAGATCAAATAAATTATTTTGCATTTTTAAGTAAGCCAAATGAAAAAATATCTAAGTTAGTTTCAGAAGCACAACTAAAAAATATAGAAATTGGTATATTTAAATACTAGGGGGTATTTATGTTAATTAGAAGTTTAAATACAATGGAAAAAATTGTTTCCAAAAACAATAACTTAGTTTGGAATGGTTGGGATGTTATTGATTTAAAAGAATCAGACATTGCAAAGACATCTCCAACGGGTATTAGAGTAAAAGATAAGTGGTATGTACATAAAGTTTATTCACCTGGTCGTAATGGTTGGGATATTCCAAACAAGTATCGAGATTAAAAATGAAACAGCATTTATGGAAAGATGATGCAATATGTTTAGGTCTTGATACAAATATTTATTTTGATAAATATGAAGACAACGAATCTGGTAGGGCAATTGTTGATTCAATGTGTCAGCAATGTCCAGTAGCAAAAACATGTTTTGCGGTAGGAATTTCTGGTAAAGAGTGGGGTGTTTGGGGTGGGGTATACTTAGAGGGTGGAGAAGTGTCCAGAGAGTTTAACAAACATAAAACCAAACAAGACTGGTCAATCACTTGGCAATCTTTAACAATGGAGAAATAAAATGATCATACAAATTATTGGTTTACCTGGCTCTGGCAAGACAGAACTAGCAAAAACACTTAAAGAGCGCATTAATGCTATTCATCTTAATGCTGATGAAGTTAGAGCAACCATTAACTCTGACCTTGGATTTTCCATAGAAAATAGAATTGAACATGCACGCAGGTTAGGAGAAATTGCTAGAGTTATTTCTAAACAAGACGTTGCTCCAGTCATTGTAGACTTTATTTGTCCAACTAATCTTACTCGTGCAGCATTTGGTAAGCCAGACGTTTTGGTTTGGGTAGACCGAATTAAGCAGGGTAAATTTGAAGATACCAACAAGATGTGGGAAGACCCAACAGATTTTGATGCAAGGATTCCAGCAGACTACACAGTTGAACAAGAGGTAGACTACCTGATTAAAAAGTTTAATTTACATGATTGGTCTGCACCAACAACGTTAATGCTTGGTCGATATCAGCCATGGCATGAAGGTCATCATGCTTTATACAAAGAAGCGGGTAAACGAACTGATCAAGTATTACTTGGAGTCCGAAATACATACAACACAAGTGAGAAAGATCCACTAAAATTTGATCAGGTAAAAGAATATATTGCCAAGGATAAATTTATGGATGGTGCATTAGTACTAAGACTACCTAACATTACAAACATTGTTTATGGTCGTGATGTTGGATACAAGATTGAACAAGTAGATTTGGGGGCAAAGATTCATGCTATTTCGGCTACTGAAAAGCGTAAAGAATTGGGTATTTAATTTTGGCCAAGGTATTGCAGATGCAGAAGATAGATTTGTTAAAAGTATGTTTAAGGAAGATATAGATAATGAAAGTAACTAGAGCAAGATCATTTGCGAAAGCAGTAAGTTATCGCATATGGGGAACTCTTTCATCTGTTGTTGTTGCCTATGTTATAACAAAAAACGCTGCTCTTTCTGTAACAATTGCGTTTTGGGAAACGGTTGTTAAAATATTTATATACTACGCACATGAGCGTGGTTGGAATTATGTACAATGGGGAAGAAAATAATGTATACAGATAAAATGAAAATGGCTTTTCATTCTATTCCAGCACCTAAAAATTTCAAGGTAGATATTATTGATAATGATCATTTTATAACTATTAAGGCTAATGAGGCTATGTTTATGCGTCTATTTGACACAGAGAAGCGACAAGCGATAGAATATATGGTAAGAGTAAAGAAGGCTTTAGAGGATAACGGAGCAATAGTTATGATTACTAGAGAGGCTATTAAGTAATGCAAACCTTCCTACCTTATAAAGATTATGATCAGTGTGCAGAAATATTAGATAATAAAAGATTAAATAAACAGATATTAGAAGCCTATCAGATACTTAAGGTTTTGTCTGGAAAGTCCCCATCAGGGGCATGGCGCAATCATCCAGCGGTATTGATGTGGAAAAATGCTGAATGGTCATTACGTAACTATGCTAAGGTCATGATTAAAGAGGCCAAGGCGAGGGGTATAAGGACAGATAAGAACGAAGCCAATATAGAGGCTCTAGAGGCTGTTTGTGGG